GTTTGATGTATAAACAAACTAGAAATCCTGGAGAGTTTGAGATGTTAATTAATTATTACGACACTTTAGGATTATTTAATTTAGATAAAGAAGGAAAATTTAAACCAGATATTTCTAAATTAAAACAAGTTGCAAAAACAAAAGCAATTAATGATTTAGATAAAATCATTGCAAAAGAAGATAGAAACGTTGGTAGAAATACTTCTGTAGAAACTTCTGAAAAGACTGGAACTATATTAGATATGTTAGAACGGTCAATGAAAAAGTAAAAAAGTTATATAAATATATTCGTTAAACAAATAATACAAATCAAAAAATGGCACAATTACTTCCATTACAAAAGTATGAAGCGAAGGATTACAATGGTTTAGTCACTGACAACCATTTCCATGCTTTGTACCAACAAAAGCCTCAATTGATTAGTAACGTAATTCGTGAGATTTACAAAACTAATCTACAAGGTAAACTTCGTGAATTCGTAGATCGTTTCCCAGTTAAAGAAGTGGAGCAAGAAAACGGATTTTACAATTGGATGTTGCAAGGGCAACACGACAAAAATCTTCCACTAGTTGATGCAGAAACTATTTCAGGAGCTTCTATTTCTGCAGGGACTTTCCCAGCAAATGTAGGTGCTAACGGTGAGCGTTTCTATTTAATCTTTGACGAAGCTCTATTTGAAGAAACTAACGTTCTTCGTGGAGAAGTTGATGATTATCATCTATTAGTTAAAAAAGCGATGGACGCAGGTTCACGTTTCAAGTTTGAAGTTGAATTAGTAACAGATAGCTCTACTAAATCTATTCCTTCTGAGGAATTAGCAATTGGTACACGTTGGTCTAAGTTTTACTCACTTTCTCCTTCAACTCTTTCTTACCAAGGTTCTAAGCCTTACTTCACGTCTCCTTGGAGAATGGAAAACCGTCCGTCTACGTTACGTATGGAATATGAAGTAGCTGGTAACACAATCAACAAAGGTAAAAACGAACCACTTGAGTTCGGATTTAACTACAAAGGTCAAACAGAATCAATCTGGATTAACTATCAAGATATGGTTGCTCATCACCAATGTGAAGAGATGTTTGCTCGTATGTTGATGTATGGTAAGAAAAACTGGACAGCTGATCACAAGTACTTAAACAAAGATGACAAGACTAAATATGCAGTTGAGTCAGGCGCAGGTTTCTTTGATCAAATCGCTCCTTCTAACGTACATTACTACAACACTTACGATCTTGATTGGCACCTAGAGTTGCTTCTTGATATGGGAGTTGGTAAAATCGAAAGAGGTAAAAGAACTATCCACTTACTTACAGGTGAATTTGGTGCAATCGAAATCTCTAAGCAGATTCAAGAAAAAAGAGGTCAACTAAACGTAACTGTTATTCAGGATCGTTTTATTGATTCAAACTCTAAAGCAGGTAACTTAGGTGGTAATAACACTAAAGCTACACAGCAACCACAATACAACATTTATGAGTGGTATAACGGAGTTACTATTATGGTTGAAATCCTTGATTTCTTCGATGATGATGTATACTTCCCACAACGTCACCCAGATGGAAAAGGTATCGTAGAATCTCACAGAATTCTTGCTCTTGACTATGGTGATACTGCAGGTATCTACCGAGTTAAGCCAAAAGGAGTTCCAGATTATAACTGGGCATATATCCCAGGTATGAGAGATCCTTTCTCAGCAGGTGGTAAAGGTAGTCCTAAAATGGTCGCTTCACGAGTAGACGGTTATGAAGTTCACTTCCAGAAATGGGGAGGAATGATGATCGAAGATCCTACAAAAGTAGTTGACTTGAGATTACTAGTAGAACGATAGAATTTTTTCTAGTTCATAAGAAGATAAAGCTCCCTAGAGTTGATAGCCTAGGGGGCTTTTATTAAGGAGAATTTAAAAGACAGCAAAAATTAATAAAATGGCAAAAACAGCAGAAAAAGAAAAAGTGGTATACGGTACTTTTTTGCAAGACAGA